TTTGCCAGTTGGGTGTCAAGGGGTGGTGAGAAAAGACGATTGTGGATGCTACTCTTCGGAGTGTGGCCGTTTGATGTCTACTACCAATCATTTACGGCGTGGTTTTTTATCCTTTATGTTATTCATCTTTTGTTTTCCCACGCCGATTTTTTTATAAAAAATAAAAAAAATAAAAAAAAATCTCATTTTGGGATTTTTGTTTAATATATATAAATATACTTAATTAGTTAAGTATTAGTTTTTTGACAATTTGGAATTTGGAAAGTACGAGGAGTAATTAACTTCGTATGGGATTGGCTGAAAATTGGGTAACCATAGGAAGCCCAAAAGGCAATCTAAGATGAGTTTGTGGTGAACCTACAAAGCCGAATGGTAGAGTAGTTGAGACATCAATCATCTAATGTACTTGAAGAAAAAAAATAAGAAGCGATTCTTATGACCTTGTTGTAGGTAAGGGTAATACTGAAATCCTACTTTATGACTGAATCAATCTAAACTCAGAGAGATAAGGTAATGACACAGAGGTTGTACTCACATCAATAGTCTTAACCAGACCGAGATGAATCATCGTAACTGATGGGTGTTAGGTACAAGGGCAAATAAAATCTGAGCTTTAAGTTGTAGGTACTCGCAAGTCCTACATCCCCAATATAATTCCAAACATTTAAAAGCCCCAGCGATTTTTAGTTTCCACCTTTTATACAGACTTAAAAAACAATGGGGCTTTTTTCTACAAAAAAATAAAAAAAAACTATGTTTTTACAAATATATATT